TACTCAGATTGGAATACATCACCATTTGGCTGTCAACTCAGACCCACGCATTTATCAGCGTAACAAGAAAAAGAATAATCCAAAACTACATTCTTCGGGTGGTAATCCTACAGAGAAGCGTGAGAATGACTATTGGAATGTTATGCAGAAATTGGATTCAATTCTCAGTGATGACCCGTCTGTCTCTCCTCCTGACACAGTAACCGAAACTTCCGACGAAGTGACAGATGTACCCGTTGACCAGTTCGGTCCAAACGCACACTCTGTTCTTAGTCTGTACAGTTCTTCGGGACTTAGACATGAGTTCGGTGACGAGTTTCATCCCAACTACAAATATAAAATTTCAAGAAACGGCAAATTGGAAATCATTCCAGTTCCCGAAGGTCACCCTCAGCGTATGATTCAGCCGCTTGGTAAATTTTGGAATGCGGTTGCTCCTCCTGAATGGCTCAACATGTTGAGGCATCCTGACCACCAAGTTATTCGGGAAGGGCTCAACAGGGAAGACCGTATGGGAGCGCAGTTTAAGCAGACTCGGCGGGGAGTATCTCGTAACAACGACGCTCATACATTTACAATGTCCGCTGATGTTGGGTTAGCCGACCTTACCAATCCTGACATTATCAGAAAGGATTTAGGGAGCAAAGTACCCCTCCTCCAACCCATGCATCGTATTTTTGAATTGGACGACCTTGAAGGACTGAGAGGATTCACAGGAGATTGGATAGTTTCTCACATGCCGGAAGGTGAGCGTGGCTTCGTTAAGAAAGAAGATGATGAGGTCTCGTCTGATTCGTTTAACCTCAGTGACGAGGACAAAGAGAACTTCAAGAAAGTCACGGATGAAGATTTCAACGCTGATGTTATCAAGACAGAAGAGGGCTACTACATCTTTGATGTCATAGAATTTGACGATAAAGAAGTACACAGTGTACTTCTCAACGACCGTATCAAGATTCTGAGAGGAGGATTGGAAGGTGTTGAGAACATCCATGTTCCCAGCGCAAGCGATACGAGGCTAACCGACGACGAAGGACTCAAGACCATAGTAGAAGAACTGTCCAAAAACCATGATTCACTTTTGTTAAGAGACGCCAAGTCTGTCTACATGGTAGGTGAACTTCGCCATCCAAAGTGGGTTCTGATGAAGCCGGGTAACGATGTGGTTCTCAGAGTGCTGGAGCGTAGAGGTAGTAATCCCTACACATATCGCCTTGGAACTGGTCCGATTACAAGAGAAGAAGAGATTGGAGATAGAGGAGTGGAATCCGACGGCGAGACCTACATGGATGTAGGTGTAGCGTTCAACAGTCCTGAAAAGTTCAATGAAGGTGACCATGTAAGGGTCAATGTCGCCAGCGTTAGTAAAGTGGAAACGACCAACGGGGATGACATATACACTTTGACAGGCTCAAAGATAGAAGGTGAAGCGGAAGGCGAAGGACTTGTTAGTAGAGAAACTCTCGGTATGCTTGCGAAATCGGGCGATACTCAGTGGCTTTGTGAAATACACCGAGCCAAATCAGGTATTCGCATAGCCATGCCCCAAGGTGATGTGCTGTACAAGTGCACACAGACAGGTAGTATGTGGACAGTACATTCACCTCTTGCTAACAACGATTATCTCATTCGCCTTGCTGAAAGTCAGAGAAATTACTGGAGTCCAGTGGCTGGTGCTTTACTCAAAGCCGGTCTTGAAATTGCAGAAAAAGAAGAGATACACGAGACAGAAGGAGAAGCCGAACCTCTTATTGAACCTCACAGAGAAGAAGACACCGACTGGTGGGAGAAGAAAGAAAGACAAAAGGTGTTGGTCAAAGGCTTGACACTGATTGACCGATTCTTGAAGAGCGGGGCTGGCTCAGTAGGCGGCTCCGGCTCAGGAACGCAAGGGTTGGGCATAGGCTACGCTACGCCTATTGAATCCCCGTCGGGTCCGACAAACCTACACGATGAGAAGACAATGCCCGACTTTGACAACAGAAAGAGGCCCGGAGAAGATTCCTACATTGAGCCTGAAACGGAAGACAGCGAGCCTGCTAAGCACATAACTATCCCTACCGAAGAAGGTACTTTGGAAGTCACATCGGACAAAGCCGTTTTCCGTACTTGATTAAATAGTATGAGCATGGTGGTAAAGGCAATGGCTTCTGCACTAACTCTGCGAACTTCCCCTGTTCATCACAGTGGGAACATCAGCATTGTCAAGTCAGATAATGACCTCGTTGTCGCTGGCTACGCATCTGTAGAGATGGTAGACAAGCAAGGTGACCTTATTACACGAGGAGCACTCAAGAATGCATTTGATGGATTCATGAAAGCAGACGGTTACCGAAATGTCCAACTCGCACACTCTAACATACAAGTTGGAGAAGTTATTCCTTCCTACACTGACTCAGAAGGTCGTGTTTGGAAATCCGGCGTAGATGACGCTGGTATGTTTGTCGTTATCAAAGTAAGAGACGACATAGAAAAGGCTCGTGAAGTAGCCAACGAAATTCGCAAAGGGGCCCTCCGTGGGTTCAGTATTGGAGGACAAGCATTCAAGCGAATGCGAAAGAGTGACCAACAACACGGTGACTATACTGAAATCTCCAAACTGGAACTACACGAAGTAACCATTTGCGAAAAGGGAATCAATCCCGAAGCAACCTTTAGAATTTTGAAGGAGGACACAAATATGAACGATGATAATGTATTGGGCGAACTGTCTACAGTGTTGGACAGATTGAACGGAAGACTTGATAGCATGGAAAAAGGCGAAAACCCTTTCGCTGACATGAAGGATGACAAAGAAGCAGACAAAAAACCTGAAAAGGAAGAAAAAGACGAGGCGAAAGAAATGGCTGATGAAGACAAGAAAGAAGGCATGTACGCAAAGAGTGAATACAGCGATGTTATCACAACTGACTACCTTAACTGGATGGAAAACACTCTGAAATCTCAGGGCGTTGACATCAACGGTGCAAGAACTCACTTTGATGATATCAGCAAAGCCAACCTCGGCTCCACTCCTGAACAAATCGGAGACGGTGCAGACTACTTCGCTGGACAAGTTAAGGGCCGTGCTCAAGAAGGCGGCTCCCCATCTACTAACGCAATCGGTAAAGTCAACTCCGGTGGAAAAGCAGATGTTGCAAAGGGTTACCTTGCACCATCCGATGTCAGTGCATCTGACCTTGAAGCCGCTTACGAAGTGTACAAGGCCGCTTCCCTTGAGGAAAAATTCAAATCCAATCTTGGAAATGTCTTCGCTGACAGACTCCAAAAGGAATTGACACACGAGGCAAACTCACGAGCCGCACAATCCTTTGACGCAAGAACACCTCTTGCTAACATTGAGAAGGCTTTGGGCGACCTCAGCAATCGTATTGACAACATCGGCACCTCTGCTCCAGCAGGAACAGAGTTGCGTAAATCAAACTCCACCGTTGAAATCCCATCAACAGTAGAACTCGGAAACATGGACTGGTCAGATGTTCACAGACTGGCTGGGAGTGTTTTCCACAACTAAGGAGGTATGAATTATGGCAAGAAATTACATGAGAACAATCAACGATATGGAACGATACTACTACGGCGCAGGCTCAAGCATGGGCTACTCCTACAGTGGTAGCGAACTTTTGAAAGCAGACGCACCACTTTTGTCCACGACGGCTGGAACTTACCAAGCCATCTACGGACGCAAAGTTTGGTCACAGTTGAACCAAGAATTCAACGCATTCAGCATTTTGCCCAAGAAGCCTTGGGACCGCAGTGGATGGCGTGTTGTCACCGCTAAGCCTTCAAAGGCTGTTGGCGGCGGACTTCCTGAGAACGGAACCCTTCCTGACACCACCAAGCCTACCTTCCAAAATGTGGCCGCAAAGCCAAAGACCATCGCTCACTCTTTTGACATGAGCGAAACGGCCATCTTCCTTAACGACAAGGACGACGGACTGGGCGACATTCGCTCTGTCCTCAAGGAAGAAATGGGTAAGCACCACGCAGAGCACATCAACGATATGCTAACCACGGATGTTACAACAGTTGCAGGAAACGACCTTGAGTCGCTTGACCGAATCACCACTGGTAACAACAGCATGACTTCCGGTACTCACTACGATGCTGGAGACGAAGACATGTACAGTATTGACCGCAGTGCTAACACTTGGGCCTTTGCCGAAGACTCTGCTGACAGCGGCTCTGCTAACCGTACGCTCAGTCTTGACCACTTGGATGAAACCTTCCGCCTCATATGGCAGAGAGGAGGTAACCCCAAGGTTATGCTTACTGGCTACGACACTTTGATGCGAATCCAACAACTCCTCCAAGCACAACAACGCTTCATGGAAGAGAAGAGAGTGGTTCCAACCTTCAACGGTGTCAAGGGTGTTCCCGGTGTTGAAGCCGGTTTCATCGTGGCTACTTACAACGGTGTTCCAATCATCCCAACCAAGGAGATGGCTGGAGACGGAATCAGCCGTATCTACATGCTGGACACTGATTACTGTTACTTCTCCACTGCAAAACCAACCCAATACTTTGAGAGCGGAATTGAAACTGGCGACCCGTTCGCCATCAACCGTCTTGGACAAGAAGGTCTTTACCGAACAATGGGCGAATTGTGGACAACTTTCTTCGGAGGTCAAGGTTCTATCCGTGACCTACAGTGAGGATGAATGGAGATAAAAAATACAGGAGATGATTTATTATGGCAACAGTAACAGCACATACAGCAATTGATACAGTAACAACCTACTTGGATATACCAATGGGCGGAAACACAGGCGGAGCAATTAAGACACCCGGTGCGACTGGTCTTGAAGACAACACCGCTTGGTTGAGTGGTCAGGGAGCGGCATACAACGCAGGAGTGGCCGGTTATCCGGGCTCTCTTACCCCGTTCACGGCTACCAACGCACAAGGAACAAACAAACCAGTGTCCGGTCTACGGATGATTTCAGTAAGAGCACGAGCGACTGCAACAACTGCAAAGTTCGCAGTCAACGCTTACAACACCGATTTCAGTAGAATCTACGCTCTTATCAACTACACAAACGAAACAGACACTGACGAAGCACTAAATGCGGCGGCAACAGTTGTTTCCCACGAAACTGGTGAACTGACATTCACAGTCGGTGGTGCAAACGACTTCGTTTTGCTTACAATGATTGTAGGTTAAGGTGAGTGGGCTTGCCTACAATTACCTACATAGGGTCGGCTGTTTATCGCAAGCGACCTGACAGCAAAGACAGTTGGAATCGCAAAGAACCTGTGGAAGTCAGCCAAGAATGGCTTGACACCCACAGGGTCGCAATCTGTACCAATCCTACAGCCTTCCTCGTTGAAGGCGATGCTCAAGCAGTAGTCACCGTTGACGGTGGCGCAGACGGCATCCCCGACTCAGGTTGGGTTAAGAAGGACATCAGTGCTTGGCTAATAGAGCGAGGCATTGAACTCCCCGGATATGCAACAAAGTCCAAACTATTGGCGTTGGCTGAGGAAACATTAAATCCTACAGCCCCTGAGCCTGTAGTAGAACCAGTCGTTGAAGAAGCGGCAGAAACCCCCACAGGAGATGAAGAATAATGGCTGTAACAATTGACCCCCGACCAACCTACTTTGGCGACCGAATAGTCGTGACCGGCTCTTATACAGCCGCCGCCGCAGTAATAATTGACCTTAGTTCAATGATGACTTCAATTGACGGTATTATCGTAAATCCTGCGGCAATCACCCCGACTAACATCTCTGTATCTGATGACGGTGACAACAGTGATACAGTCGCTGGAGTGTCGCTGGGAGATGTAGGTACCTTTTCAGGTACCACTATTACCATCAACAAAGTCACAGGACTCTCAGGAAACACAGCCGCTGGTACATTTGTCGCTATTGGTCGCCGCTGAGGTGGCTTAAATGGCTAAATCAGTAACCATCTTGGGACCATATCCTCCAAAGGATTTCCAAGACAGCACTGCTCGTACAGCGATTGCTACGGCTATCAGTACCGCTATAGGTTCTAACACCTGTACCACTGCTGACCCTCACATTGTACTTGGGAACATCTTCATCATTGTAACTACCAGTTAAGGTGGTCAATATGGAGTCATACGGTAACCTTGGACTTGACGACATTGCTCGTCTACAGAAGCGTGGTATTCGTCTCAACGAATCCTACGGGGCTTCGGTCAGAACTGATGAGGATAATCCCCTCGGCGGACTAACGCTTAAACAGCGGAACCGTACTAAGAGTGCAGGGGATGTTCTCAACATCGGCTCAGGTACAAGGTGCAAGCATTGCGGAATGCTGTACTTCTGTTGGGTTGACAAATGCAGGACATGTGACAAGCCAGTTGACTTCAATCTTGGTAAGAAAGAACAATAGGATTATGATGAAGACCCCTAATGGGATGAATAGGGGAGAAGCGTCATGCCAGTAGTATTCAGTCCCGGTGAGCCCGAAACAAGGCCGCTTGACCCTGACGCTATTGTCTATACCACTGGTGACAAAATAGCACAGATTCTCGGAATCGCCGCAGGCGAACCTGTACTTGGTGCGGCTAACGCCGTGTCCGATGGCTTCTTCATTTCAGGTACTGATTTCAGAGAGCATGGGTTTGAGAGTGGTGACACCATTCTCGTACACAGTGACCTTGACCCGCTTGGTACCGAGTTCGTTATCACTGCTCCCGCAGTCGTGGATGTCAGCGGTACGAAGTATGTCAAACTCCCAACAACCAGCGTTACTCACGCTAACTACACTACGGGAGCAAATACCGAGATTCAGAACAAAACAATTTTCACTAACGGTAAGCGACGGGGTGTGACGAAGAATATCGTCAATGACCACATTCGGAGAATCCAAGACAGGATTGACAACATGACGCATAACGCTTGGCGACCTTATCTTGTGTCAGCAGAGTACATCAATTTTGACACCTACAAGCCTTACCGACGCCGATACTACACGGACTATGTAGGTACGGCTCCTCTGCTGTTCCGCAATGTTCAGCAGATTCTACGCATTGAACTATGGCAAGGTGACGACTATCGTGAGATTGGTTCGGCAGAAGCAAGAATCAAGTTCGCAGATGTCTCCGGGCTAAGCGGTAAGAAGGTATTCCTTGGTCTTGGTAACGGTAGCGTTGCTACTCTGACTGCTGGTACAGGTACCAGTAATTGGCGAGGAGAACTTGATGCAAACTCTACTGCTCAAAGTTTCGCAGACCTTGTAAACAAAGAAGACAGAGTTTCCAAGGTAGCAGTTGAGTTTTCACCATCACTAACACTGGCTGGCTCTACTTCAAATGTGGCCGTTCATAATGAGTTCTTAGCCTCGGCTAATGCCGACTACGGTACAGGTGTCGTCAAGTTGACATCCATGAGGGCTGTCAAGGCTGGTGAAGAATGTTCCATCGTCACTGACAGTACTGACATAACAATTGAGCAGACAACACAGGCGAGCACCACTGTCGTAGGAGTTGTTGACACTGACGACATTAGTGTCAGTTCTACTGCAAACTTTACCAAGTCAGGGGTCGCTACTGACGGAACGAAGGTATTCCGATATGTGAGCAAGACTGATACAAAATTCATAACCTGTACCGTTGTCAGTGGAGGTAGTCTCCCATCCAGTGGTACAGTTACGCAGAATTCTTTTGTCACTGACCTACAAGGTGGTAGTTCCAGCGGTGATAACGCTCGTCTACGAGACTGGTGGCTTGACCACGAGATGGGTATCATTTACTTTAACAACTCATATCCGTTCTTTGAATGGAATGCTATCAAGTGTTCGTACATCTACGGTGAGCGTTATCTTGAGAAAGCAATAGAAGAAGCCGCTACGAAACTTGTAGCGAGCGAACTGCTGATGGCTGACGACCGCTCAGTGCTAATCCCCGAAGGTGGACAAAACATTGACCTCGGCTCAAAGGCACAGTTATGGCGTAGAGAGGCTATGGAGATTCTCGCTCGTTACAAGGAAATAGTGGTGTTCTCATGACGGCTGATTGGAAAGAGCCGCTTGATACAGTCATTGATATTCTCAAGGCTGACCACAACTCAGGTACAGGAGTAGGTTGGAACAGAGCCAATTCAGATAACATCAAACCTGTAATTCTTGACATTGCGTCCGAAGGCCCGGAGAGGGGGAAGAGGCTTGACCTACAGCGTCATGACTACATCTTGTGCTACGAGACAGCGTTAAACGAAGAAGTCCCCGACCTTCTTTACAACTTTGTCACAACACGAGTCAACATCACCGTTGATATGCGTACCTCAAGAGGCAGGAGCAGACTGCGAAAGATGGAAAACGAGATGCGTAGAATCATACATGTCAACCGCAAAGGAGACGGAGCGAACTTTGACCGCATGATTCTCAAGGTCAGGACAGACCTCAGTGACCGTACAAAGAAACTGTTCAGACACACTTTCCAAGTTGAGGTCGTTATACTTGCGGAGTTGATACCGTGAGTGGATTTGGAGCGCATTTCAAAGGTGATGTCTCTGAGGTCACCATGGGACACGAGACCAGTGTTGTCATTGAGCACAATCAACCGAGAACATGGACAGCGAAGACAACCGATTCAACCCGTGACTACACAACGATTGAGTTCAGAGGGACTACTTCCATAACCAACTCCAGTATCTTTGAACAAACTAAGCCCATTCTTAAGATACCTCTCGGTATGCTGATTGGTCAAAAACTGACTTTCCACTCTATCGCCAGCGGCGACAATAACTTCTCTAACTTCTACAATACAACGCTCAAGAGTAGGATGTATACCATAGTAGACCATACACTTGAAAACAACTCTGACGGTGTTTCTTCTACCCAACTGAAAATCGTACCTGCATTCCCTACCACTACTGAACTGTCCA